TTACGCTCCGCCTGGCGCCGCATAGCCGCCGACAAAAAACCAGCCCAGAAAAACAACGGCGACGATGAAAATAGCCACCGGAAATAGAATACCCAGCCTCATTATTGAGCCCCTGTAAGTGCAAGTCGTGGCGAATATCATACGGGATTTCACCGTAGATTAGTCAATATGAAAAAATCTTCCCTGACGACGAGACTGCTTATCCAGATACATCGCGTCGTCGGCGGCGCGTAGCGCCTGTTCTACGTCAATCTGCTGCGGGTCGGCCTCAATAACGCCAATGCTGGCCCCCGGGTAGTTAATCCGGTGCTCGCCAAGGAAATAGATCCCCGTCAGCGCTTGACGTAACGCGGCGATATACTCCTGCTGGTCGGCTAATTCGGGGCCCGGTCCGACAATTAAAAATTCATCGCCGCCGAGACGGCCGACAATATCACCGCTGCGTACGTGAGCCGCCAGACGTTCGCCAACCTGAATCAGAAAGTTATCGCCGCACGGATGGCCGAATCGATCGTTGATTGCTTTAAAATCGTCGAGATCGATAAAAATCAGCAGCATGCTGCGCCGCTGCTCGCGGGCCCGCGGAAACTGCGCGGCAAGATACTTAAACAGCGAGCGGCGATTCGGTAAACCGGTAAGCTCATCAGTGTATGAGTGCATTTCAAGCGCGACGTTGGCCGAGCGAAGCTGCTGCACTAGCGTCTCTTTTTCAACGTAGTGGGCGATGAGGTTCGCGAATAAATTCATGACCTGCTCACCCTCAAGGTTATAGGGTTGTCTTACCCGGCTGGTGGCGCACAGCGTGCCGAATAATGAGCCGTCGGTCAGGCGCACAGGAATGCTAAAAAAGGTGGCGATGCCCAAATCCTGCGCGGCGATACACGAACGCCAGCGTTCGGCGACATCGTTACTGAAAAGGCAACGCTCGTCGAGCGCACGTTTACATAGCGAGTCGTTCCATGGGACGGAGAACCCTTCTGGGATCTGCATTTCGCTGCTGTTATGCGCATACATAATCAGCTGTCGCTGCGCGTCGAAGTCAATACGCGTCAGGTAGGTGGATTCCATTCGGGTAACAAGCTCCAGCATCTCAAGCAGCTGTCGCACCAATGCTTCGAGGGAGTGTTCATTGGCTAGCGTTTGCGTCACGCGCGCGAGAATAAAATCGGACATGAGGAATACGGCTCCCGAACGCTAATCATAACTACCAGCAAGTTATGCTAAACAACAATCAGCGCAGAATTAACATAGATACATAAAATTTAACACATCTGTTAGGAGAATACCTGCATCCGCGGCGGGAAAAAAAAGCCCCGTCGGGTGCGTTGGACACACCCGGAACAAGGGGCTTTCAACGGTACAATGCGGGGTTGCGCGGCACGCAAGACCATTGAAAGCCATAACTAATTACCTATCCGTGGACATTATGTGGACATTTCACGCATCGGCGCTACCTCTCAGCGGGTTAAGCGAGATCGCGTCCTGAAGATATTCCGGTGCAAAGTGAGCGTAGGCCATAGTTTGCTCAATTCGCGCATGCCCAAGGATCCTCTGTAATGTAATGATGCTTCCCCCATTAATCATAAAGTGCGTCGCGAAACTGTGGCGTAGTGCATGCGTCGCCTGGCCGGTCGGAAGATCAGGTTTTACTTCCCTGAGTATCTGCCTGAAGTCAGAATAAGACGCCTTACCAAATAACAACCCTCGCTTACCATCCGCTATGAGTTTTGCCACTTCCGCTGAAACTGGAACAGTCCGCTGCTTGTTACTCTTGGTTTTAACGAACGTCACTCGGTTCTGTATGATGTTTTCTGCCTTGAGTCGAGCCGCTTCACCCCAACGAGCTCCTGTACTTAAACAGAGAACGGCTATCTTCTTGTTGTCGCCATCCAGTCTAAAGAGCAAGTGCTTGATTTCGTCCTCTGTCAGATAGCCAGTTTCGGGGACTTCTTCTTTCAACTTCTTCCTGCCCCTGATCGGATGTTCACCCGAAAACAACTCGGCCTCGATAAGCGCGGTGAACATGCCACTGATGCTGTTGAGGTCACGGTTGATGGTAGAAGCTTTAATGCCCTGGCTTCTTCTTGCCGCGTAATACTGACTAATCAGCGCTTTCGTAATCTGAAAAGCACAAGGATCGTCGGTAATCCTGCAAAACACGTCTAACTTGTTGCGGTTTATCCTACCGTGCTCTTCATGCTTGCCTTTCAAATTCCACCAAAGCTGTATCAGTTCAGACAGATGCCGCTTATCCGTCGGTTTTGATAACCATTCTTTGGTGTGGTGGTTGAACTGGGTATGCTTCTCGAAAGCTACCGCTTCACTTTTCTTATCAAACTTCCTGCGGATACGCTTTCCATTGCGACCAGCAGGCCTGATGTCCACTTCATATCGACCATCATCGAGTTTCTTAATAGTCATAAGAAAACCCTCCGATGGGTGCGCTTGCCTTTAGGCCTTAACGCGTTGCAATTATGTGATGAATACTTTTCGACCAATAATAGACATTTGAAATGTATGTAGGACTGGTTAATTGTTAACCAGTCTTTTGGTCTGAGTGCTGCGAGGTTGTTAAGTCTTGCCCAAAGTGTGCGAGGGCCGGTGCGATTTGACCGGCTTCAGGCGAAACCTGATCGGTCATAAACCACAGGGTGTATTTCATGAATCTGGGGTGTTGTAGCAGTCTCATTATCGCTTCAACGCCTGGCTTTTTATCACCCGCTTCATAGCCACAAAATGAGCCGTAAGCAATGCCAGTTAATTCACTGATTTCTTTCCTATTTAGCCTTTCGGATTCCCTAATGAGCTTGATTTTTTCATGAACTGGGGTTGACATGAGTCCTCCATAAGATGATTATTCTCTTATAAGGAAATAATTTCCGAATAAGGAATCTCAACAGATAGGCAATTAAATACAATTAAGAGCAATTAATTACCCAAAAGGAGAATGTAACAGATGAGCAAACAGCTTGTAAGTAGCACGGATGCTGTGCCTTATCAGGAGTTCGCCAGACTCATCGGGAAAACCCCTGCTGCGGTGAAGGGCATGATCGAAAAAGGGAAGCTTCCTGTAATCGAGATGACCGATCCCCAGTCTACTTCTGGCCGTGCGGGCGAGTACTGGGTTTACCTTCCAGCCTGGAACAACGGCATGAAACTGGCCTACGAAAGTCGTCCAAAGGAGATCAGGGAAGGGTGGTTGATGTGGCTTGGTCTCGGTGAGTCAGGTCGATAGCCGGTTTCAGGGGAGGAAACATGAAGAACGGTAGCCGCGGATCAGTATCACAACTCAATAGCAAAACCAGCCTCTACTGTGGTTTTACTATTCTGAAACTCCCACGCAAAAAACCGTACAACCGCCAGCGCTATCAAATTACGCACACAGGCCATTATTACGGCATTGACTTTGCTTTATCAGAAGCATGCCGAACGATTGACAGAATCATGAGTAAAAAGCGGTTTATTGCTTTTTAATCTCTGGGGGCGAAAATGAAACTCGAATATGCAGACAAAATTAACTCGCTTTTACAATGCTTCCATTTCAATAAAGAGTTTCTGGAATGGAATCATGATTACTCTCTCCAGCTTTTACGTCATGGCGTATCCCACCTTTATCATTTCGCAATGCTGCAAGGCGAGAATGATGAATGCACTCTTGAAGAACTCCGCAACATCATTATTTCCGTGACCGATGGTGACATCCCCAAACCATATGACCTGCTATCTCTGGATGCTGAGCAACTGGAGAGGGCTATGAAGTTTGTTCAGCCGCAGGAGGTAACCGTAGAGGTTACACCGGAGATCCTGGAACACCTGAAACTGGGAGCTAGAGCCTCCTGGCGGCTGGAGCCCCCTCGCTTTAACTGATCATCGGAGTACGCCATGTTCACCGAAGAAAAAACATCTTGGGAACAGGAAATGCTGATTCGAGAAGCAGTGGAAAGTGCCGAGCAGGGGTTCACTGTACATCTAAAAAATGGTGCTCGTATCACCATTACTTCAAAAAGTCCGTCTAAAGATTTAATAATTTACGGGCTCGAAAAAGCAATTCGCGGTAATCACGATCGCGCGCGAATGACCTTTATTGATTTCATGTATTACTGGCATGAAAGGATATTTAAGCAGATTTAAAGAAAGCCGCGCCCTAACCACTAATTAACCAGCATTAAAAACAACGGCATTCATTTTGCCGGGGGTTCGTTTTGCCTTTTTCAGGAGGTTGCATGTCGGTTACGTCAATAAAGCCGGAAGGCGGAATAAGCGATCCAGAGTTTATGGGAATCAGCACCAATGCGCGCAAAGGCGAGCGCGCCCACTTACTCGGATTGCTGCGCATCCGCATGGGCCTGCTGAAAGAGCAAGGCCTTACCCCCGAAGAGATTTATTCAGCACTTGAGCAGTGGATAGCCAACCACGAAACAATCACCAGCGAGGGCAGTAGACCATGAATCACTTAATGATCGATTTGATTAACGTTAGTAAGAAACCGTCATCACCTCTGTGTGCCATTGAAGCTGTGTTTTTTGAACCCTCAACAGGGCAGATCGGAAAGGTTTTTTATTCTTCGATAGACATTCGTAAATCTGAAAGCTTGAAGGGCCGTATCAGCATTAGTACGGCATTCGATTGGATGAAAAAAGACTCTCACTGGCGCGCCGAAGTAATGAGCGCAACCGAAGCTGAAGAAGATGCACTTTGCAGCCTTGCTGCTTTCATCGCCGACAATACCTGTCCCCGGAACGCGGCCTTATTCGTATGGTTCAAAGATGCCCCGGAAAAACTGGTTTCACTTCGTTATGCCGTGGATCGCTTAGAGGTGTCAGGCATTTTCCCTGAAGGCACAAAATACCGCTGCATTCGTTCACTTCTCGACCTTGCTGCTGCCACAGACTATGCGCCTCATGCGAGAAGCGCCCTGGCACGTTACACGCTTACTGACGCGCGATATCAAGCGGAGCAAGTCTGCGAAATCTGGCAGCGCTTGACCTCTGCACACATTGGATCGCTATGAGGGCCGCCATGCATTCGCATCTGTCTGTTGTTTGTAACGCGCCGTTGCCGGTTTGTAAGAGGGCGCTTGCCGCCCTGAATTGCTTTGCTCGTGGACAGCGTAATTACACCCGCGTCAAGCCACACGCCTATCTCGTGATCCGCATTGGCCTCCGTTGGCGTTTGCTCAGCAAAAACGGTGGAAAGCAGTGGCGACTGATGACCCATGAAACCTATAACCAGGAATGCCGCAAATGATTAAGTCACCTCTTAAGTGGGCTGGCGGTAAAACCCGCGTGTTGCCGGAGCTGCTGAAGCACTTACCTAAAGCCGATTGCTTGATTGAGCCCTTTGTAGGCAGTGGCACAGTCTTTATGAATACGGAATACCGCCGCTATGTGCTTTGTGACAGCAATCGCGCACTGATTAATTTCTTCCTCGCGCTCAGGGAAGACCCAGAAAGATTGATACTGATCGCCAGGAACGTATTCAGAAATGGCAATAACGAAGATAGCTATTACGAAGAGCGCAAGTTGTTCAACCACCTGTCGTGGGATGACGAGTGTGCAGATGATTACGTTGTACGGTGGGCGGCCTCATTTTTATACCTGAACCGCCACTGCTTTAACGGGCTTTATCGCACCAACAGGGATGGCGGTTTCAATGTTCCATTTGGCAGCTATAGGGCGCCTTATTTTCCAGAAGCAGAAATGCGCCTATTTGCCGAAAAGGCGCGGGATACTCACGCGCTCTTTCTTTGTAATGATTTTCGTACTTCCATTCCATACGTCGCCAGGAATCGCCTGGACTCCGTGATTTACTGCGATCCGCCGTACATCCCGACTAGCAAAACAGCCAATTTTACCGCTTACGGCAAGCCATTTACCCTGGATGACCACCGCGCTTTGGTTACGGCGTTGCTGGACGTTAATCGCCAGCATGGAACGCGCTCGATCATCTCGAATAGTGACACACCAGAAACACGCCAGATCTACTCCGCTTTCAATCTCCACGCCTTTAGAGTTCGACGTTCCGTTAGCGCCAAAACCCGCGATATGGCCGGTGAAGTGATTGGCGTACTTCGCGTGTGTGGCGGTTGCGGTCGTTCTGGTGGAGGAGGTTGCCCGGACTGTGGGGCGGTGATGGGTGATGCGACATATGCCGAAATGTTTGGCGCGCCGGCTTGTTGAGGCATTAGCTTTGCAAAGTAAGATAACGACGGTGAGCTATGCCTGATTCCACAGTCCTGGCATGGAGCTGGAATGCCCCACGGCGGGCTATTAATCCAAGCGACGCCGAAGAGCCTGCAATTGAGTATCTCACCCCAAAAGGCGAGCGTAAGGCACTTGCCTATAGCGATCTTGTTGATGTTGTTTATCGGGTACCGTTGCGCCCTCGTGATGGGGAGGCGCGCAGGGCATTTGATCGCGCAAGACTGGCGCGTCATCTGCGGCGCCGCGTCCAGGCTCTCCCTGCGTTTATCCGCAAGCGCTTTTCAATGCACCTGGAAACTCTGGACCGTAGGGACCGGAAAGAGGCCGTACGCTGGTTATTCAACACGTTTGAGCGCCATGTATTGCGTCGTGTTGATGCGGTAAACGCACAATATCTGCCGCAAAGTAATCTGCCTGCAATTCTCTTTCCGCTACGTGATGATTTTCATCTGCTGCCATGGGCAGATAAAAAGCGCCTGAAACGACTGGCCTATAGGCTCGCCAATCTGATGAAAAGCGAGTTTATGCGCGAGTTTGATTTTCGGTACGAGAAAACGGCAGATGTGGAGTTTTCCACGATCTACGCTTACGGCGCTATTGCCAGTAAAGCGTCCTCACTCAATATTGCGATCCCTGGCTGGAAACAGTATTGCGATGAAGCACTGACAGCAGAAGATGCATTGCGTGTGATTGCCAGACTTCAAACGGAAAAGTGGTGGTTAGGTAAGCTCCGCAAAATCCATGACCGCTGGCGCGAGCACCTCCTGATCGCCACTAGCTACGTCAGCAAAGTGGCATCACCCTATTGCTCAGAGCCTTGCCTCAGGGAGTGGATAGCTCAAAAAAAAGCCAACTTTGAATACCTTCAGGCGATGGAGCTGGAAGACCAGGACACTGGCGAGCGTACCTCCTTGCTCGATAAGGTCATGGGCAGCGTTTCCAACCCGAAGATCGCCCGTCATGAATTGATGGTGCGCATGCGCGGTTTTGAGGATATGGCTAACGAGATGGGACTGGTTGGCATGTTCTACACGTTGACCGCACCGTCACGTTATCACGCCACACATGTGCATTCCGGCAAGCGCAACGATAAATACTGCAATGCTAGCCCACGCAAAACTCAAAAGTACCTTTGCAACGTCTGGTCACGTGTACGCGCCAAATGGGGAAGGGAAGGCATCCGCACATTTGGTTTCCGTGTAGCCGAACCACATCACGACGGAACGCCGCACTGGCACCTGCTGTTATTTCTCCTCCCGGAAGAGGTGGAGCTTGCCACTGAAATTTTTCATGAGTACGCCCTCCAGGTGGATGGAAGCGAACCCGGCGCGGCTCAGTATCGTTTTACTGCCAAACCAATTGATGAAGAGTTTGGATCGGCAACGGGATACATCGCAAAGTACATCTCAAAAAATATCGACGGTTATGGAATGGATGGCGAGTTTGATCACGAGTCAGGCAAACCCGTTAAAGAGATGGCAAAGCGCGTGCGGGCGTGGGCTTCACGCTGGAGTATTCGCCAGTTTCAACAGATTGGCGGCGCGCCTGTATCCACATGGCGCGAACTAAGGCGCCTAGGAAGTCGTGAGCTTGTCTTACACCCGGAACTTGAAGCTGCCCGTGCTGCTGCTGATGCGCCCGACTGGCCGGGATACGTCAACGCCCAGGGCGGCCCGTTTGTAACTCGCGATTGTTTGCGTGTTCGTCTCAATTACGAATACACCGAAAACGGCAATGATTATGGTGACACAGTCGCCAAAATCAGCGGCGTCTATTGTCCTTTTACGGTCAGTGAATCGGTCATTTATACCCGCACCAACGATTACAAAATCGTACCGAAGCATAAGCCATCGTCGGTCGAGAATTTGACCTTAGAAGGCCGCGACGCGGCCCCTTGGAGTTCTGTCAATAACTGTACGGGGCGCTCCGCTTCGGATGAAAAACCACCGTCAGAAACGGCGGTGCCAGCTGATAAAACTGCGCCTGACGACAGTTCAGTGACAGAACTTCCGCTGAATATCGAAGATTTAAGGCGATATTCACGCCAGCAAAGGCAGGAGATCACCTACAGGTTGAAAAAAACCAGTAGCGAAAGCTCAGATCAAGCCTTCATGCGCACTGCGCGAGGCCTTCGCGCGTCTGTCGATGATGAAGCCGCGCTGACATGGGGGCCAAAAGTTACCGCGGCGAAAGACATGAGCCTGACGCCGGAAGAGGCAGAGCAGCGCTGGCGGGAGCAGCTGCGGATCGAGGCCGAGCGGCGCGCTAATAACTACGCCGCAGCAGTTGCGGGATACCAGAAGAAAAAGGTCGAGGCCGCACTGCGCCAGGCGCAGCAAAAAGAAGCATCGCAGAAGAATGGCATCCCAGAAGAGGTGATCGACAGTATCGGCGCGCAGCTGCGTAGCTGTCGGATTTTCGTCAGTTATGATGTTGTGCAGTCAATCGCCGCCGGTGCCCGCGTTCGTCACCGTGGTGGCTTGCTCGCGGCGGAAAATGGCCGATTGCTTGAAGTTAAGGTATGGAGAGCAGGTGAGAAAGGGAAACCAACCAGCGAGTATATAATGGTGAAGGATTTAATTCATCGTTGGAGGACAGCCGTTCGCAATAAAAATGCTTATAAGAGACGATGAAAAGAGTGATGATAGTAATAAGAAAATATTAATCTTTATTGAAGAGAATAGAGATTTTTAGGGCATTATAAACACAGAGTAATGCCCTTGATTTTATTTTTATTTTTTCATATTTTTCATGGTTACTTTATTGTTAAGGAAGTGAGGAAATAAATATTCTGCTGCGGGGTTTATAATTTCATCTATAGCAAGATCTGTTTCGTTTGGTAGCGGGAAAACAGAAATACTGTCATCGCAAGGGTGTATTGTTTCATTCGTTATAGAAATTTTACTTTTAAATATCTCTTGGTTTTGTGTTCCTGCAGAGGCTAATGTTGAAAAGGATGAGACTATTAGCAGTAGAGAGCCTATTTCCATCCCGAAAATAAATACATGGCCGCCAAAATTATCTTTCGCCCTTAAGGCTCTATTTCTAACCTCTGAACTACCTAATACTTTGCTGCATAATATCACATTTATACCATAAGGTATTTTAAGTTCGCTAACATCTCTGTAATAGGATTCTGGCAATACATTCTCGCCATCAAGCAATACTCTAATAAAAGCGGTTTTAACCGCCCATAATGATATTAAGTATTTTTGTGCTTTATTTAGTACAGTTTCATTTCCCTTTATCAGGTCTGGCAATAATTTCGATACAGGCTCTTCAAGCTTCGAACTCATCCAACCGTTATTGCATTGCTCGCATACAGCAGATATTGTTGAGTCAAAGATTGTCTGTCCTTTTATAAGTCTTTGTTTAGGTGCATCCATGCCATAGGACGAAATGTACCAATGCCATTTTTCTTGGTGTATAATTTTTTTTAACCATTTAGGAAGGACATGTTCTTTGGTTAATTTGTTTATATCTGAATTGTTGCCGCAAAAAACGCATTTCTTGACCATGTGTACCGCCTTGATGTTTAATAAAAGGTTTATAAATGGTCAAGGATTGACTGGTGTCTTTTTAGCTCGTTATATGTAATTGCGTATCCAATACCAAGGTTAATGTTATTGACTAGTGTTTGTGTGAGGGTTTGCATAAGTAATCCAAGATCCACATTAGCAATATACATCCCTTGCTTAGCGGGCATTGATTTAACCATTGCCTCTAACGCTCTGGGGAAAGGACAGTGTTTTGCATTAATGACACCAATCTGCTCTCCGCGCATATTGAATAAAGGCCCTCCACTATTATCTTGGTTAATGGAACAATCTATCCTTATTGCACTTTCACTAACAGTGGAAATATAAGCAGAAAGAAATGTTTTTTCCTGTATATGCATAGGATACCCAATTGTAAAGCTAGGTGAGCCTACGAGGTGGTCATTAGTATCTGAGAAAACAACGGGTTCGCCGACTTTGGAATCACATCCGAGTATTGCTAGATCTGCCTTTGGTTCGATAGCCAAAATTTTCGCGTTTATTACCTCAAACGTACCATCTGGGTAATTTTTTTCTACTATAGCTATTTGTTCAGCACCTTGTACGCAATGTGCGCAGGTGAGCACTTTAGTGCCATCACCGACAATGCTGCCAGTACTAGAGCCAATTTGCATATTATTGTTACCGATAACGATGTTAACAACTGAGTTTTCAACCTGTTTGTATAATTCAACAAAAGACAT